ATAAGCACCGGAAGTACTTGATAAGTACGCCCAAAATTCAACGGTAAAATCGCCTGATCCCAATGCCAACGCAGCATTGTTCGGCGCTGTCAAATAATCCGTTGACCCATTAAAATACCCACTACCCCCATACGCCGCAGTGGTGTACGAAGCAGTTGGTGAGAACGGCTGGAATGCTTGGGTTCTGGGAGCGCCGGTGGCTGTGATTGTTTTTGCGGCGGCTTGCGTATTGCTATCTATGAAGCGATTGGCTTGGCAGGTAAGTAATTGCGTGTTTGTGATCGAAGTTAATGGTGTGGTTGGAACCGTAATTGTTGAACCGTTTGTGTAAACCGCCGAACCTTTAACAATCCTTACGTTAGAAACATAACCGGCAAACGGCTGACCGGCAGAGTATTTTCCGACATATAAAGCGATTGTTCCAGTGTTTGTAGGAACAGAACCCGCACTACTAACAGAAGTTCCGTTTATGTATAAATTAACGCTTCCTGTACCACTATAATTGGCAACAATGTGGTTCCATTGATTAAGCAAAAAAGTAGTGCCAACTTCAACTTGTGCACCAGCCGCTTGCCAAACAATTGCGTTGGTCCCAGCCCTTCTTGTCAGACCAAAGCCCGAACCCATACCCCCATCAATTATGGTGTCATAGTTGCTACCAGACGTTGGGAACGCCCAAAATTCAATGGTAAAAGCACCGCCAGTAAGAACAAAACCCGCGTTTGCAGCAAACGTCAAACCATCTGACGCTGATGAAAAGTTATTACTCCAATACCCGTTAGGCCAATACGGAGTCACAGAACCCTGCGTTGGGGTGCCGTTCCTAGTGATCGGGAAGGCGTAGTTGCTGTTGTCAATGAATGTGTTGTTCTGGACCCCGTTCGTCGCGCTGACATAGTTGCTGTCTGCGAGGTTGAGCAGAAGGCTGGTGTTCGTGATTGCGGTCAAAGGCGTTGTTGGAACTGTAATTGATGCAGTTCCTTTAAGGACTCGGAAATCTCCGAAGTACCCTTGATAAAAAGCAGCGGCAGAGTCTGCTCCTAAAGATAAACTTTTATTGGACGTTGTTGGAACAGAAGCGGTTGTTCCTAAAGACACACCATTTAAATACAACGTTGTTGTCGCTCCGCTTTTTACAAGAGCAAAAAACGACCAAGCGTTTAATGGTGCGGCAGTTGCTGAAGAGATTGTCACCGACCCATTTAGCAAGTAGTACAAATTGCCAGCCGTTCCAATGGTGGCTATTACAATTTTGTTCCCAACGGCAGAGCCTATATAAACTACAACGTTGTTAGATGCGGAATATGATGTTGGGTAATACCAGCCTTGGATTGTCCAGTCACCTGATGTCAAGTCTAGCGCTGCGGTCGTCGCAGTAGTCAAATAATCCGTACTGCCATTAAACAACCCAGCCCCCGGACTAGCCGTAGGAGCGGTGAACGTGCTGGGGTAGAAGTAAGGCGTTACTTGGGGAGTGCCGTTGGCAGTTAGCACATAGTTATTGGCGCTGTTGTCAATAAACCTGTTGCTCTGGCAGGTGAGAATCTTTGTGGTGCCAGAAGATGGAGATGACGTTAATGGTGACGTTGGCGGGGTAAATGTAGATGTATAAAGAGCAGCACCAATTACATATCGGAAATTGCTAATATATCCGTTAAAATACGGTCCCGGCGTGCTGGTGTCCCAACGTCGCCCAATGAACAAACCAGCGCCGCCAACTAGCTGCCAAGCCGCGATTGATGCAGAGCCGATAGATATCCCGTTTGCATATATGGTAGCGGTTGAACCCGTGTACACATACGCCAAGTGATACCAAGTGTTTAGAGATAAACTGGTCGAGGACTGAACCGCAGTCCATGCAGCGCCATTGAAATACCCAAACCACGGGGTTGCCCCTGTAGCGCCGCCGTTTCCAGTCCCCATCCCAAGAACAAAAAATATACCTGCGCTATTAGTTGTAGAAGCAATCGCTACACTATTAAAAGATGTGAAGTTAGCCCACAACTCAATCGTGAATGGTGTTGTTGCCGTAGGCAATACCATCGACTGCGTTGTCGAAACCGAATCTGTGGTTCCGTTAAAAAAGTTTCCCCAATACCCGTTAGTTTGATAAGGCGAAACCCAGCCAGTGCTGGGCGTACCGTTTCTGGTAACCGTTAATGCGCTACTGCTGGAGTCAGTTACAGTTGTGCTGCGCGAAGACGCTGGTCCCGTTTCCAACAACAGCGGGACATACGGAAAAAACGGGTCCGTAGCAGCGACAACTCGACCTGATTTAGATGCGGCAAACATTATGCGTAATTCAATCCAATAGTGGTTCCAAACCAAGTAAAACCGTTAGAGAAAAACGAGTAAATATCTCGCTGCCCTGCGGTGCTGGTAATTGACGGCGGTGTACCAGATGGCCAATTAACCGTTGACCAATTGACTGTCCTCCCGCCAACGCCATCTTGGCGCAAAATAACAATGAACGACTTGCCAGCTACCGCTGTAGGCATCGTAATCGTCGCGTTACCCGTCAGCGTCAACGCCTGAACCGTTCCGTTTGCCAAGTCTATAGTGAGCGCCGTGGCCGTATTGGCCGAAAAAAATGTTTCAACGTAGTTTGTGACCGTTGGGTTGATCAGCGTTTTGCTTGTCAGCGTGTCGGTTGTCGCTCGGCCAACTAATGTATCTGTGCTAGTTGGAAGCGTAAGCGTTCCGGTATTAACAATCGTAGAGAAGTTTGGGCTAGTCAGCGTCAAGCTACCTGACGCCGCCGCTATCGTCCCCGTAGCGCTAACTGTAATCGTGCTGTTCTGAAGCGTTGAACCACCAGTACCGCTAAACCGCGCAATTGCCGTGTCGGTAGACGACCCCGGTCCGGTCATCGTCCCCGCTTGAGCCAATAAAGCCCAGTTACCCGGTAATGACGGCGGCACCGTCGCGCTTGATGTGGCAACCGTACAGATATATGTTGAACCGCTGTAGTAGACGTTATCGTTTACTGCGTAGCTTGTCCCACCCGAAAAAGTACCGCGCCATGTGAATGACGTTCCGTTCGTGCCGTTGGTCCCGTTAGTACCATTGGTTCCGTTAGTCCCCGCAACAGCAACCGTGCCCCAATATGCCGTCTGAGTAACTGGATTCTGGTTTGTCCCGCTCTGGATAGAAATGTAACTTGAGCCGTTGTAGTAAACCAGATCGTTTACTACGTATGCGGTTGCGCCTGACCAAGTTCCTTTATAAGCAAAACCTGCTGAGTACCCCAGCGTGTTCCATGCGGTCGAGCCAGTACCTATTTTGAAACGGTTGGTGTCAGTTTCAACACCCATCTCGCCAACAGCAAGCGTAGGGTTAGCCGCAGTCCACTGTGACGCGGTTCCGTTTCTAAGCTGTATCTGGGTAGCCATTACGGTATACCTCCATCAATTGCGGTAATTCCGCCATAGTTGCTAGTCGGCGTTCCACCGTCCAAGTTTGGGCTACCGCTACCGCCGCCACTTTGAGTAACCCAAGCTAACGTGCCAGCCCCGTTTGTTGATAAAACCTGCGCTGAAGTCCCGTCAGCACTCGGAAGAGTCCAAGTCACATTACTTGCAACTGTTGCAGGGGATTTGAACGCTACATAATTACTGCTATCTGCGTCAGCAAAACGAAACGCGCCTTGCGCCCCTAATTGTACGTTAGTGCCGTCCCAAATAAAGTTGGAAGAGCCACCAAACGCCCCAGAATTGTTAAACTGAATCTGAGTGTTTGAGCCGCCGGGAGTTCCGCTGCCAGTGTATTGGGGAATATTGAGCGTATTGCCGACGAACGTAGCAGCGCCGCTTGTCCCGGTCGTGGTTAGCGAGATTGGTGATTGATAGTCCGTTCCAGCCGTTGCCGCGCTGATCGCTGTGCCGTTACCTTTAAGCAGCCCAGTTATGCTGGTTGATAGCGTGATTGCCGGTGCGGTCGAAGCGTTGGCAACTGTACCGGCCAGCCCGTTTGCCGCCACAACAGAAACTGAAGTAACCGTTCCGCTACCAGTTGGGGTAGCCCAAGTTCCGTCGCCTCTCCAAAATGTTGTGCTGGATGCGCTTGTTCCACTTCCCAGATTATTGACTGGTAAATTGCCAGTAACCTGCGTCGCTAAGTCAACATTGGATAGCGTACCGCCAAGCGTTAAATTGCCGGTAGTAGTGACTGTTCCAGTAAGCGTAATGCCATTGACTGAACCCGCGCCGCTAACAGAAGTAACTGTTCCAGATCCGCCACCCGAGGCGTAATTCGGGATGTTAAGCGTGCTGCCTACAAATGTAGCTGCACCCGATGTCCCGGTTGTTGTTAACGTAATCGGCGCTTGATAATTTAGCGCGGGGATATCTGACGCATCAATTGAACGAAATGTTGGAAGACCAGAAGCGCCGTTTGGTGCCGCTAAAAAATAATTTGCCGTTTTGCTTGCGTAGGGGTTTTGGGTATCCCCATAATTAGCAGCAAGCGCAATTGTTGTAGCCGCACTGCCGTTAAAACTTGTTCCACTAAGGGGGCTACTAATTGTTAGTGTGTTGGCTACCGAGCCAGCAGAACCTGTTGTGTTCTGGTTTAGTATTGGAATATCTGCGGCAACAATTGCGCGAAAGGTTGGGACCCCCGCCGACCCGTTAGGCGCAGCTAAAACATAGTTTGCAGTTTTGCTTGCATATGGATTTAATGTGTCGCCGTAAGCCGCGTTTAAACTGATATCCGGCGTTGCGCCGCCACTAGACGCAACAGGTGCTGTTGCTGTGACACTAGAAACCCCGCCACCGCTACCCGTAGCCGATAGAGTCCCAGTAGTAAAACTTAATCCAGAACCAATCGTTACGTTGGAAAACCCACCAGAGCCGTTACCGTACAGGATGCTTGACCCAGACGTAGCGGGAGCATAATCCGTGCCGCTTGTTGCCGCGCTGATTGCAGTACCATTGCCTTTGAGTAGCCCGGTAACAGTTGTAGAAAGCGTGATTGCTGGCGTGGTAGAGGCATTAGCAACAGTGCCGGCCAAGCCGTTAGCTGAAACAACCGAAACACTTGTAACCGACCCACCGCCTGTAACAACAGACCAAGATGTGTTCGTGCCGTCAGTTTTAAGATAGTAGTTTACGTTGCCGGTTTGAGACGGCAGTAGCGCGTTTAAAGCAGCGTTAGCAGTAGTTTGACCTGTACCGCCGTTTGCAATTGATAATGCTGTAGATAGCTGTAAACCACTACTTGTCAACTGCATCTTCCAAGCAGATTTAGCTTGGGCAAATCCACCTACGTACCACTGATGCGCGTTTGTTGTTCCAGTTGAATCTGTCGCGTAAACTAAATTACCAGTCTTTCCGGTGGTGCCGGACGCCATCATGTACGTTTCGTTTGGGCCGGTGACTGAGTAGTTTGCGTCCGCAAACCCAGAACTGTTTACGCCAATGTCGCCCCAACCAGCAGTCTCTGACCCGTTGTCAGGGTACATAACAAAGTCTGAAGAGGCATTAGCACCCGCATTGTCATTGTGTATATACGCCTGAATGTAGTTTGGCGAACTCTGAACAAACGCCGCAATTGGGTTAGTTAGCCCACCAACAGCGGTGTTACCCCCAACAAACAGCGTGAATCCATCCCAATACAGACTTGAACTAGCGCCAAAACTACCAGCGGCATTGAACTGGATCTGTGTGTTGCTACCCGCAGGGGACCCGCCACCGCCACTGCTGTACTGGGGGATATTAAGCGTGTTACCTGCAAATGTTGCCGCGCCGCTTGTGCCAGTTGTGGTAAGCGTTATGGGTGCCTGATAATCAGTCCCTGCTACAGCAAAAGTAATTGGGGTGGTGCCAGTACCCTTTAAGATACCCGTGAGCGTCGTAGCTCCCGTACCACCACTACCAACAGCAAGCGTCCCGCCCAGCGTAATAACGCCAGCAGTCGTGACTGGACCACCGGATGTGGTAAGCCCAGTAGTACCGCCAACAACATCAACTGACGTTACCGTACCCGAACCAGTACCCCCACCAGAGAAAGGCTCTGTGAGCAGGACGACTGACATTACAACCCTTCGATGAAGGCTTTAGTCTTTGCTAGGAGTGCTGCTTTGATATCACTTACTTCTAATTGCAAAGCTTCTGTTGCTGCTTGCGCCGTTGCCAAACTTTGAGCTTGTGCATTAGCCGCAGCAGTTACTGCTTTGGCCTCTGACTCTGCGCGTTTAACATCAGCCAAAGATGCTTTGGACTGCGACAGCACCGCGTCAGACTCGTCTTTCTGAGCTTTAGCCTGTGCAATTAAAGTATCTGCTTGACCTTGCGCGTCTGCAAGAATACCCGAAGCATCTGCTTGAGCACCACCAACAATACTGTCAGCTTGCGTTTTTGCATCTGCTACAGCCCGTGCTGCTGCCGCGCGGTCGGCATCTGCTGCTGCCCGAGTTGCCAAAATCTCAGAAGCAGGACCAACCAACTCCACATACTTTTTGTTTTCAGCAGTGGCTTCGGTCAGCGCCTTGAGTTTGTCAGCATAAGCCGTTGGGTCAGCAAGCAGCGTCGATAACAACTCAAGAGTAGCGTTAGAACCATCAATGCTACTAGCAATCATGCTAATCCGCCTCCACCACCTTGAATGATGGTCAAAGTAGCAGTGCCAGAAGATGACGGCGACGCTGGAGAAATAAGCCGAATGCCCCGCACAGGGTACGAAATGTTGGAGTCTTTCGTGGTTGTCTGCGTCACTAATGTTGGGTGATTAGTCCAGTTTGCAGTACCCGCAGTGGGGTCATACCCCGGAGCAAAGATGTCGTCAAACGTGTACTGCACCGTATAGGTGATAGTGCCCGTGACCACCACATTCAAAGCAATGTTTGCCGGAGAAATATAGTAGTCAATCGGGCACACCCGCGAGACAATCTGCGTACCCGCACCGCCGGTAATCGTGTAAACAATCGGGCGCATGTCAGCCCCCCTACTTAGTTCTGCGTACTGGTTGGGTACATTGCGCCGTTAGCGCCTTTGACGACATACATAATAAACACCGTAGCCGCGCCGGTCGTCAACGCAGTACCGGCCATTGTGTACGTCACTTGAGCGTCCGTAGAGCCAACATTTAACCAGCCGCCCGGAGTCGTAGCGTTAGCGTTTAGGTTAACTCCGCCTACGTTGGTAATCGTACCCGTAGTCGTAAAATCAACCCCACCAATGCTAAGTTTAAGCGTTGTTGCAGCACTAAACACGGTGGTCGTAACAATAGTCACATGCGTAACCATCGCGCCAGCAGGGAGCACAAACGCATTACCAGTCAGCGTACCAAACTCGACATTAGTTTGTTGTGCAACAACAGCCGCGCCCATGTTCTGGATCGTGCCAGCGGTCGTGCCAGTGGTGTACTTGTTCGTGCCAAGCAGCCAAGGGCCAAGGTGGGAAGCGAAACCCATAATAAAGTCCTCAAATCTAAACTTGCTGTCTCTTGAGGGAAGTCTGCCTAGTCAGTCAGCAAGTCGGGTGGTCTAGGTATGCCACTTTATAACACGTTGGTTTGTAGAATGCAAGCGGCTTTGAGACTTAGTAACAGGTAACGGGATGGTCGGAGAATTAGACCTGATTTTGTACGTTTACGAAATAAACGCGGTGTGTTACGACACAGGTAATGTCTACACCAAATAAAAAAGGCCCCTTGCGGGGCCTTCCAATCTAGCTAAGTGCTTGATTTTTAACTAGAACCTGGCGAACCGTAGATTCCGAGTGGGTCAGAAAAACCGAATGAATACCGCTCACGTGCCTTGTAACGTACGTTGCCAGTATCAAAATCACCATCCATTGAGTTCGTCAATGGCATACGCTCAAAGTGCTTCAGGCCGTTTGGAACGTCGGTGGTCAAATACCAGCCGTTCGCGTCGGTCAAGAAGTGGTTAACGGTGTAACCCTCGGGGATTGCGCCGTTGCTCTTCAGAGCGTTGATGTCGTTGTCGGTAGTGCCAACACGCAGGCTGGTTTCCAACAGACGGGTAGCAACGAACATCAGTGATGGTGGGATGATCAGCTTGCGTGGCTTTGCTGCGATCAGCAGGCCGCGCTCATCCGTCCATGCAGCGATCTGAATAACCGCGTTTTCCAACGAAGTCTCATTCAAGTCAGCAGCCGTGGAAGGCGTGTTGCTGTTCGTGCCACCAGAAACCAGCGGGTGTGCCGTGCTAAACAACGAAACTCCGTCACCGCCGGGGAAGGCGCTGTTAAAGCCGTTGTTAATAACCGCAGCAGCTTTGACCTGCTTGGTGTACGCCATTGCGCGAGCCAGACCCTTGGTGTAACGAGCAGACAGGCTGTCGTACAGGTTGTCCTCAATCGCCTCTTCGGTGATCGAGAAACCAAGAGCAATGGTTTCGTGGTTGTAGCGAGCGGTGAAGGCTTCCTGCGCATTGTCATACGCAATTGCCTGACCTTCGTTTTTGACTGGAGCAGCGGAGAAACCAGACAGCTTGGTTTCTTCTTCAAAGCTACGCTCCGATTTCTCGGTTTCGTAGATCTCTTTATGCTCTTCGCCATAGCGAGCGTATTCAAGACCGAACAAAGCGTTCAGACCGGGAAGGAGTTCCTTCAGTAGTTGGGCGCGTGAAATAGCCATTATTTACTCCTTAGACACCAGTGGTGTTGTTCATGGAATGGAAGTTTCCGTTCCACGTTACCAAGACTTCCGGGAACCCGATAAACGAGCAGACCGTACCCGAAGCAACAGTGATAGCACTGCTGACCGTGAGGGTTGCGCCGTTTACGTTGGTAACCGTGATGTAGTTACCTTGGGCAGCACCAGTACCTGCGGCAACAACCTGCATACCGGCAAGAATTGCCGAGTTAGAAGCAGCCAACGTGAGGGTGGTGGAAGAACCAGAAGTTGATGCAACAGCCGAAACCGTCACAGCACTATCTGGAACAACACCAACAACGCGCCAAGGAGCCGCAGTGGTAACACGGGTGTTACCCGTACCGTTAGAAACCACGCCACCGGTCAGCGCCAGCAACGAATTGCCCGTGGTCGTAGAACCGCCGTTACCCGTCAGTGTGTACAGGTTCGTGCCAACAAACGCGGGGTTAATATAACCAACGGTCGTGTTAGCCGTGTTTGCCAACGAAGCTCCCTGACCCGTCACAACAGCTCTGAACACTGTGCGGGGATCATCAACAACGTAAGCAACTGCGTTGTTAGAAACCGTGCTCGCGGGCCAGAACTGACTCTGGATGGTCTGCGACATGGTGTTGACGTACTGGCAACCAAGAAACACGCCAATCGTTCCAGCAATCGCTGCCGTAGGACTAGATGCCGAACTGTAGTTGTCAAGAACAATAGTGCCATTGGAAAGTTTAACGGTGTCGCCGTTAAACAGGCTGGTTGAATACCCAGTGGCAATTGGGTACATACGGGTAGAACCCGCGTACGGCAAGCCACCGAACTCATTTATGGGGTCTAGCCCATAAGGACGATCAACAAGAGGGTAAGCCATTTAAAACTCCGTTATTTAATACCAGAACCAAATCCGCCGCGACTGACCGTTGATTTACGATCTGCAAACAGCGGCATACGAGGGTCATTGTTGCGCATGAAGTTGTTGTCAACAGACTCCATTTGTTTTTGCGCCTGATCGTTGTAGTAATCCGACATGGCACCTGCTTTTTCGGCGGAGATCTTGCAAAGCAAAAGCCCACCAATTTCCACGTTGCCGTCGTTGTTACCTTCAATCATTAGCTCGGGGTGGTCTTTTGCCTTGACCGGAACCCAACCCATCCTAAACTTACCGGACACATTGGTTTGTGCCGATTGCCCCATGATGTGAGTTGCAATCCAACGGAATGCGTAGCCCGCTTCAGGGGTAGGATCTGGTAAGGAACTCGGCGGTACATAAACAGCCCGAGCAGTCTTTTCGCGCGACGCTAAATCGCGGGGGGTACGAGCATTAGTTTCAGCCATTTGCATTCTCCAGTTTAACCAATTGATCAGCGTATTGTTTAGGTGTTAAGCCAAACTTCTTAGCCAACGCGACTTGCGTGGTAGTTAGTCTGACCTGCCTTGTGCCTGACGAACGTGTCGCAGGCGCAACAACTGCCGATTGTTTTTTGGAGGTTGACCCCCCAAAAATCTCAGGGAAGGTCTTATGCAGGCGTGAATCTATTGCCTGAAAATACTCATCACTTCGCGGGTCAGTGCCCGAACCGACTAGTTTTTGATGCAGCCCTAGTGCGTAGCTGGTAACTTCCTCGTACCCCGATGCTCCGAACCACTGGTTTTTTGCCTGCCAGCGCAGTGTTTTTTCGTCCGGTTGAACCGCTTGGGGAACGGGTTGTTGTCTTTGTACCGTATCTTCGGTTGTTTGTAAAGGGGTTGGACGAAAGTTTTTAATCGACTCCAATTTTAATTTGGCTTCGGTCAAAGCTTCCTGTGCCGCAATAATAGCGTCTGTATCAAACGCCTCTTGCGCTTCCTTGTATTGGCGACGCACAGAAACCAATTCTGCTTCCGCCGCAGCTTTAGCAGTCTCAACGTACTGAACCGTCCCTTTATCAACGTATTGTTTAAGATTTTTGTTTTCCTCCAACAACTGCTGAGCAAAGCGTTCAAGCTCTTGCTTCTCCCGCAGCGTGGCTTCTTTGGCACGGCGTTCGTCATGGCGTGCATGCGTCAGCTCTTTAATGCGCCCTTTAACCTTGTCTGAGTACGACTCAATTTCATCGTCGCTGGGGTCTTCGACTTCCCGTTCCAGCGG